TGGTAAACAAAATATACATTTCTACATAACAAATATTATAAAGAACACACACATTAAGATTCAATGAAGTTAGATTCATGGCAACAAGAGATAGTAGATTATGATGGTAATATCTTATTATGCACAGGAAGGCAAGCAGGGAAGACTACTGTCTTTGCTCATAAGGCAGCTAAGTATATGATAGAACATAAGGGTTGTAGTATCATAATTGTGAGTATTACTGAAGACCAAGCTAAGTTGATTATTATTATGATTTTAGATTACTTAGAAAGAAATCATAGAAACTCTATCAGTGAGAAGAAGAAGCCAACATCAACTAAGATTCTATTAAATAACAAATCTAGAGTAATAGCAAGACCAGTAGGTAACACTGGTGATGCTGTTAGAGGGTTTACTGGTGATGTATTGATAATAGATGAGGCTTCTAGAATGCCTGAGTTAGCCTTTGAAGCTGCTAGACCAGTATTATTAACAACAGGTGGCCAGATATGGATGTGTTCAACACCTTTCGGTAAAACAGGATACTTCTGGGAATCATTTCAGAATAGAAATAATAGATTTAAGATATGGCATGTTAATAGTGAAGAAGTTGTGAATAATAGACCTATAAATAAGGATTGGAGTAAAGAGAAGAAGGAAATGGCTATAGAATACCTTAAATCAGAGAAGATGGACATGACAGAGCTTCAATATGGGCAAGAATACCTAGGATTGTTCTTAGAAGACTTAAGAAGATTCTTTGATGATGATTGGATTAAGAATATCTGTACCATAAAAAGAAGTACAATAAACCCTAAGGATAACAACTATTTAGGAGTTGATATTGCTAGAATGGGTAATGATGAGTCTTCTTTTGAAGTATTACATGAAAATAATGATAAGTATACCCATATTGAGAACATAACAACAACTAAGACCTTAACAACAGATACAGAAAAGAGAATTAAGGATATGTCTAGGATGGATAATTGCATTAAGGTTGGTATTGATGCAGGCTCAGGAAGTCTAGGAGTTGGAATCTATGACCATCTATTAAACGATGTGGAACTTAAAAAGAAAGTTGTAGCCATGAACAATAGACAAATATCATTAAGTAGAGATGGGAAAGATAAGCAGAGAATATTCAAAGAAGATATGTATGATAACCTTAAATCAATGGGAGAACATGGAGAACTAAAGCTATTAGATGATGATAATGTTCAAGCATCACTACGCTCTATCCAGTTTGAGTTCCCTGAAGATAAAGGTCAGAAGATTACTAAAGTAAGAATCTTTGGTAATTATTCACATATTGTGGAGGGATTAATAAGAGCTGCATGGCTAGCAAAAAAGGAAAAGTCTAAAAAGTTCTTTATTCATTATATATAATGACAATTAATACATTCATAGCAACATCAGGAGCATGCATCCTAAAAGCAGGAGCTAATGTTAATTCTTTATTCACTGGAACATCAGCCCATGATAATTGGGAGATTCTTATATTACAAGCAGAAGCTGCTGTCAACATCGAGGGAAGGAAAGATTACTCAGCTACTTATGCAACTCTATCTGCAGATGTAAAATACTTATTAGAAGAAGCTGTTACTAATTTATCAGCTATGTATGCTATCCAATATGACATGAGTGGATACACTTCAAGAGCAGAAGCTCAAACAATGCTAGATGTTCTTTATGCAAGATATCAAGATGCTATGAAGAAGATTGAAGCTAAAGAAAAACAATCTTTTATAGATTCAGCTTAACATGACATTACCAACTAAATTCAGAAAAGCAAGTGAAGGGTCTATTGCTAGTTATAGTTTTATAGATATTGCTTCAGGAACTGGTTTTATTAATTGGTATATAGCAGAAGCTTATGATGGAACTATTGCATCTTACATTCTAACAACTGATACACCTTATTCTAGGAATGTTCTTAAATCAGCAGAGTTCAATGTAAATTATGATAGTTCTGTTTTCAATCTCCCACAAACAGTAAAAGGAACTGCTTTATTATCAATAGGAGTATATACTTCATCAACTCAAGATTTAATAGTAACAGCTCAACTTCAGAAGTGGGATGGAACAACTGAAACAAACATAAGCTCTGCAATATCTGAAACTTATGGTGTTAATACAGGTCAGATAGTTCTTTTATTAGAATTACCTCTGACACAAACAATTATTAAGAAAGGTGAATCATTAAGATTAAACATAATCACAACTTGTGATGGAACAGGTAATGGGGGAATAGGACAAGACCCACAAGCTAGAGATTCAGGACAATTAACAGCTGCTAATCTTGTAACAAGTGCAACTAGAATAGCAATACCATTCCAACTAGACTTATAAAATGACAGAATACGACATAGGCAATACAACAACAACAGACATGACTTCAGGAGTTAGTGATTACTCTGTGGATTCAACTTCTATTGATGGAGTTTCTGAAAGTCAGGAGAACATTTGGGATTCTCCAAACTGGAATAAAAATCTAGGATATTATAAAGAGATTCCTGAATTAAAGAAGGCTATTGATGCCTTAGCATGTTGGACTGCAGGAAAGGGATTTACAACAGATACAACAACTCAAATAATTCTAGAGAATATAACCGGATGGGGAGAAGATACTTTTGGAGCTGTATTGCAAAACTTAATTATTGTCAAGAAGATTAATGGTGATTCATTCGCAGAGATTATAAGAAATGATAAGACAGGAACATTAGTCAATCTAAAACCATTAGACCCATCTAACATAAGAATTGTAGTAGATAAAAAAGGAATAATCACAAGATATGATAAACTAAATAAAAGAACTAAGAACAAGGAAAGAAGTTTTAAACCTGAGAATATATTACATTTATCTAACGATAGAATAGCTAATGAAATTCATGGAATTTCTGTTGTTGAATCTTGCAAATGGGTTATAGATGCTAGGAATGAAGCCATGTCAGATTGGAGAAGAATACTACACAGGAATCTAGCAGGTGTTCGTATTATAGAGGTTGATGAAGATAACCCTGCTAAACTTAAAGCTCTAACTAAACAATGGGCTAATGCAATAGATAAAGGTGAAGTCTTAATCTTACCTAAAGATACAGCAGGAATACCTAATGTGCCTGCACCTGTGAATCCTGAGCCATGGATTAAGTATCTAGAAAACTTCTTTTATCAAGCTGTCGGAGTTCCTAAAATCATATTAGGTGGAAGTCAGGAGTTTACAGAAGCATCATCTAAGATTGGATATTTAACATTCGAGCAAGTCTATATGGCTGAACAGAGATTGCTAGAAGGTGATTTATGGAATCAATTAGCAATCAAGATAGAGTTTGACAGACCCGTATCATTAAAAGATAATGTTGTTGATTCAGAAGCTAAGAATACTGGACAAGTAGGATTCCAAGACAATGAAACAACACCAACAGTGGAGAGAAATGAATGATAGAAGAATCAATGATTAGGATAGTAAGAGATTTGGGATTCCCAATTTTTGTAGCTTCAATATTGCTATATGATAAGGTTAAAACAAATGGAAAATTAGTCAAAGTAGTTGAGAATAATAACTTAATGTTAAAAAAGATTGAAATGAAATTATAATGGCAAAAAAAGAAACAGATAAACAAAAGAAAAAGAAAGAAGATGAAGAAAAGAGAGTTCCTGTTTCAGAAACTAGAAAAGTATTAACAACAGAAACTGGAGAAGTAACAGGTCAAGAAGTAGGTGGTAATGTATTTCTAACACCACAAACTGAAACTCAAAAAAGAGAAGGGGGAGTTAGAACTGCACCAGTAAGTGTTGGTGGAGCTGTTGGAAATGTTGAACAACAAGTAGCTAAACAACAATTAGAACAGGCAGGAGCATTCGAGCAAGTAACTCCTCAAGAAGTTCCTTTAACTCCTAAAAGACAATTTGGAGAAGAAATCCCAATCATAGGAGCATCTACATCAGGATTAGTTAATGCAGCAATAAACACAAAATTAGGAAGCTATTTTAAAGGAGCAAAAGCAGAGACAGCAGAGACAGCTTTTCCTATGGATGAAGGGACTGCGAGAGAGATTGCTTTGAATGAGATTAGAATGAAGAGTTTTAAAAAAGGAATCTCTGCTTCTGAAGCCTTTGGAAGTTTTATAGAGTTCTTTCCGGGTATTGGTGGCTTAGCTTCTAAATATGCCGGTGGATTAATAGAGGCTCCATCATCTAATGCTAATGAGGTAATCGGAGAAATTAATAAAATTAAAGAAGCAGCTTCAACAGGTCAAGAAAAAGTAAGGAATGGATTAGAAAGTCCTGATTATGGTCTAGATAGAGCTAGAAAAATGGAAGAAGATGTATCTAAATTAGAAGGAAGAATAAAATTATTGATTATAACAAGTCCGATTCTAAGAGCTAATAATGATGAAGTCAATAAAATTCAAGAAGAAATTTTAGAAGCTAAAGAAAAAATAAGTAGATATAGAACTGCTGCAACTTATGGATTCACTGCTGAATTAACAGGAACAGGAAGAACAATACCTACAGATGAATTAATGTATTTAGAGTTAATAGGTCAATCATAATGGAAACTAAACAAGAAATCAAAGAAGAAGTCAAAGAAGAAGAAAAAAAAGAGACAGTTGTGATGACAAACTTCCAAGAAGTTTTAGCAAAGGCTGATGAAACAGCTATAAGAATAGAAGAAGCAAACAAAGAAGCTCAAAGAATTTTAGAACAACACCAAGAGCTAACGGCTAGACAAATGCTAGGTGGAAAGTCTGATAATGGAGAGCAAGAAGAAGTTAAAAAAGAAGTATCTCCTAAAGACTATGCAGAGAAAGTTATGAAAGGAGAGTTAAACGAGAAGAATGAAGAAGGAGAAGCCTAGTATTGTTATCGGAACTAAAACAGAAGCTCTATGGACTAAGGTCAAAGAAGCTAGAGAAAAGCAAATAGACCTAACAGAAGAAAATTTGATTATAGAGAAAGCTCTTTTAGAACTAGCAGAGCAGAAGATACAAGAAGAGAAACTAAAATGAAGATAATTGCTTTTATTATTATTCTTCTTTTAGCTTGCTCTATCTGCTTCGCAGCAGGATTTGCTTTCGGAGTTGAGAAAGGAATCAAGTTGGTTGTTAGTTATGGTATTAATTTATTTGAATTAGATATTGATGCTGACGTTCTAGCTAAGGGAATCTATCAATATAAGAATAACATAAACAGCTGTTTATTCACACAAGATAGTTTATTCACTGAAAATGCATCTATACATATTAACCAGAGGGATTAAGAAAGAAGTTGATAGTGCTATTAATTTCTTAGAAGCTCAGTTTTTACCCTATAAGTTTGAAGGAAAAGACCAAGCAGTTCAACTAGCAGTAAGACCTATTCAACTATGGGAGATGGTCATGCCCGAGCCTTCATTACAAACTGTTATGAAATCCTTATGGGAAGAACAGCCAACAATTAGGTCTAACATGAAACCATTAGTATATGGAATGAGGAAGATGTTAGGAGCTAAGAAAATCCCTTTGTTAGATAAAAAAGCAATTCCTTTATTAGTAGATCATAAAAACGTAGCTATCTATCCAGTAGGAATTAAACCAGACAAATACAATGATGATGGAGAAGTCTTATAAATTATTACTTTGGAAGGCATACTTTGATAAGGGTTTTTCTCTTACAAATTACCTTAAATATATCATAGCTATTTTAGGAGTTGGAGCTGTGTTTAAAGGATTCTCTCTTTTATGGATTGTAGCTGTCGGTGTTGTCTATGCTGTTCTATGTTTAATCTTAGGGAGAGTTTGGTTTTATTATAAATTAGTAGATACAGAGCTAGAAGTCTATAATAAGGTTAATCCCTTCGTGAGAGAAATGAGAGAAAAGTTTAAATAGTTCAGTATACCCAAGTATACCATGGTAAGTGGTGCAATATTAAGACAGAGAACAGAAGATCCTATTGATTTTGAATGTGCAGACCAGTTAGCATTTGAAAAAGGGGCAATTCTAGCAATGGATACTGCAAATTCTAGAGAAGTTTCAGGAGCTGTATTGATTGGAGCTCCATGTGCAGGGATATTGGCTAGAGAGAAGATAGCTAATGATGGAAGAACTAGAGTAGCTATGTTTCAAAGAGGAGTTTTTAGTGTTGTAGCAAGTGGAGCAATTAAAGTAGGCGACCCAGTTAGTATAGCAGGTGGAGCAGTAGAGCCAGCAAATGAGAACTCAACAGGAGATGCGTCAGGAGCTAGAATTATAGGACATGCTCTAGAAACAGCAGCACATACAGAATATTTTCAAATAAAATTAACTTTATAAAATGGTAAAACCTTACGGAAGTGATACAGTAGAGCAACAGGACATTCGTGGATTAGATATAGATAAGCTAGCAAAAGGATTTGCAGAAGAATCTTATTTATTCAAGAACGAATGTACAGTAGCTTCAATGTCAGGAGATTCTATCAGATGGTTTTCTAAGACAGCAGGAACATTATCAACTGATACACCTAGTGCAACATCTAATGTAAGCCCATTATCAAACCCAACAACATTAGAAGTAAGTTGGACTCGAACAATATCATACCCTAAGAAATACTTTGTTGAAGGATTTATCTCAATGGAAGATATATCAGGAGCAGAGATTGATGTTCTAGCAACAACTATAAGGGATTTAACTAAGGTAATAGTTAGAGATGTTGATGTGGATATATGGAGAGTAATGACAGAATACAGTTCAGGAACAGGCTTACCTGCACCTGATAAAATTCAAACATTCGCAACAACTGCTATGGGTGGAGACCAATGGGATGCAGCATTATATGCAGCAGACATTGTTAAGGACTTAATGAATGCTAAGAGATTAATCTATGCAAAGAATTATGACCCTGAAGGTGCAAGTTTATATCTAAATCCTTATGATTATTCTTCATTAGTAAACTGGTTAATAAGTGGGAAAGGAAGTTCAATACCGGGATTCTCTAGTGAGAAGATTAAATCAGGTGTAGTGATGCAGATATTAGGATTAAATATTAAAGTATCTAACAATGTAACAGTAGACTATGGTCTAGTTATAGTTCCTAAGAGAGCAACAACATTCAGACAGTTAACCTCTACAACTGCAAGAACAATTAAAGAAGAAGGAATTGGAAGTAAGATAAGAGTGTGGGAAGCAGGTATTGCATACAATACAGACCCTAACGCTATTGTTTTAATTACAGATTTAAAAACTTAAAATGACAGAAGCTAATCAAAAAAAACTATATGAACATTTCACTGCTACTGGACAGACAGAGAGAGCAGAAGAAATATTAAAAGTCTATCCTAATTTTTCTAAAGTAGTTGAAGAAGTTAAACCTAAGAAGGAGAAATAAATGGGTCATTCAGAAGCACCTGAAGGTTTACACAGGATAAAAAGATTATACTTAGTTCCTGATGAAACTGCAACTATTGAGCCAGTAGGAACAATCAAAGTAAGTGGAGCTGTTATCCATATAAGCAATGGAACTAGATTTATTCAATCAGACGAATAAATATAAAAAGTATTAATTCTATAGAATGTCATGGCTAATGGAAGTGTTGAAGTAGGAACTGGAACTGTTGGAACTAGGATAATGGATAAGGACTATCCTTATGAAGAAGGTCTAACAGCAGGAACTACTAAACAAACAGGTGACCCTAATCTTGAAGAACAAGAATGGTGAATAAACAATTAACTAATAAGCACATGCCTAAGAAGGTTAAACCTAGTGTAGCACCTATTGGAATGATGGGTGGTGAGCCATTAGTATTGCCTAATCATTCAGGAGATAATATCAAAGGTTTTGTTTCTAAGACACCTATCAAAGATATAGACTTCGCTAATAAAAAATATGTTGATGATGAGATAACAGCCATTCCCGCAGATACGGGTAAATTGGATATTGATGGGGGAAATGCTAACCAAGATATAAACATAGGAGCTTATGATTTTGCTTGCACAGATTTAAATTGTGCAGGATTGGCTTATGTTACTAATTTAGCCTCAGCTTATTTAGAAGTATCAAGCACAGGTGTAGGAGTAGCAGGATATGATGCTCAAATCGTGGCAAAATCCTTAAGAGGAGATATTAAGTTTAGATTTATCGCAGATAGAAACGGGGGTGGAGTATTCTTACAATCTGGAAACCATGCTTTTGATGGAAATAAACCATTAACCTTTTCAGGATATTTTGGAAATACTGGAAGTGATTTAGAGTTTAATTTTAATAAAGCTAAATTCAACAATGCTGTGGGAATTGGAATTGCAGCAGAAAGCGAGGGTAGTTGGGATAAACTCCATGTCTATTCAGCAACAGACCATTCAGGTATGATGTTAGAAACTAATGGAACAAGTAAAGTTCCTTTTATTAGATTAGTTGATAAAACATTAAGAGATAATTCTGATGGCTTTTGGCAGATATATCTAGACTCTCAAAATCTAACTTATGCTTACAACAATGGAATAACACAGACCATCCCTTTTAAAATAACAACTAATTCAGATGTAAAAATTCCAATAGATAATAAAAAAATGTACTGGGGAACTGGTGATGATTGCTACATTGAATATAATGCAACAAATATGATACTAAACCCCAAAGCTGTCGGAACTGGGGCGGTTGTGGTAAGTGGGGCCATTGCTTCATCAACTGCGACAATATCGGCAAGTGCAGACAATACAAATGTTAGTGGGGTAAATACTTTATTTGTAACAACAGCGGGCGGTAATGTTGTTATCGGCGGGTTTAGTGGTGGTATAGCAGGGCAAGTATTATATATTGCAAGAAAAGACGCAACTAATGATTTAACTTTAGAACATTTAGAGGGTGCAGGCACTCAAGATATTTATATGCACGAGGGGACTGACGAAACTATTGATAGTTGGGGTGGTTTTGTTTTTGTTTGTGATGGGAGTGATTGGTATGACTTAAGTCATGCAAAGCATGTATAATGAAAAAAGGAATAAACTTAGAAAACTTAACAGAAGAAGAAGCAATGGAACTACTATGCAGACCACATAAATGTGATAATTATGATTGTTGTTCTTATGGAAAGTATGACCAATGCTTTAATCATAGTCATGTTTTATGCCCTACTTTTGAAAGATATTACGAGAGTCAGCGACGACAAAAGAAGGAATAGAAGCATTTATAAACCTCACTCACTTACTAATTCTATGGAAAATAAAGAATTTAATTTGAGTAAATTAAGAACTTCAGATATTATTAGTGATTGGGTTTATGAAGAAAAAGATGTAAAAGAATTTATTAGATTGAGAAATAAAGAAG